ACTTAATGCACTACAAAATTTTAGTTAGGAGTTAGCTTATGCCATTAGGTGCAGCAAGATTTGGACTTCTTGGAGGAGTTAAACCAGATTTTGATATTGAATATCTTGTAATTGCTGGTGGAGGTGGTGCAGGTACTGGTAATGATGCTCCAGGTGGAGGTGGTGCAGGTGGTTTAAGAAACTCTTATGCCTCTGAAAGTTCTGGTGGTGGTGGTTCTACTGAAACACCTTTGCAAAATATATCTCCTGATGGAACTACTACATATACTGTAACAGTTGGTGCAGGTGGTAGCACAAATAGTGTTGGCAATAACTCTGTTTTTTCAACTATCACTTCTCTTGGAGGTGGAGATGGTGGAACTTCTACTAACCAAAGTGGTAGTGCTGGTGCTACTGGTGGTTCTGGAGGTGGTGGTGGACATGCTTCAGGTGCTGCTGGTTCTGGTACAACAAATCAAGGTTTTGCAGGTGTAGCAGGTAACACCTCAGATGCTAGTGTTCATCAGGGTGGTGGTGGAGGTGGTGCAGGTGCTATTGGTGGTTATGGTGGAAATGCTTCAGGTGTAACATCATCAATTACAGGTAGTGCAATAGAATATGCAAAAGGTGGTGAAAGGGGTACAAAAAATGCTAATAGTAGTGGAAACTCAGGTGCAGGTGCAGTTGTATCAGCAAATTTAGGAAATGGTGGGAATGCAGGTGGTGGTGGAAATACAAGTACAGCTGGAGGGAGTGGTGTTGTTATTATAAGGTATCCATCAACAATTAATATTAATGTAGGTGCAGGTTTAACATCATCAACTACTACAGATGGTTCAGATAAAGTTACAACATTTACTGCTGGAACAGATACAATTACATTTAGTTAAAGGAGATATATATGGCACATTATGCTTTTTTAGATGAAAACAACATAGTTACAGAAGTAATAACTGGAAAAGATGAAACTGAAACACCACCTAAAGGATTTCAAAATTGGGAAGATTATTATTTATCTCTTAAACCTAATCATAATGTTTGTAAAAGAACTTCTTATAACACATATAAAAATAATCATTTAGATAATAAAACTCCATTTAGAGGTAATTATGCAGGTATAGGTTTTACTTATGATGCTACTAATGATGTATTCATACCACCTAAACCATTTGAAACTGCAGTTTTAGATGAAAATATTTGGGACTGGGACTATCCATTACCATATCCAAATGATAACAATCAAAATGGTAGTGATACATCTAAACCTAAAAAATTTTATGTATGGAATGAAGAAGCATTTAAAAGTGATAATACAACTGGTTGGGATTTAAGTTATACTGCTGTTTATAATTCAAGTACTGAAAATTGGGAAATACAGGAATAAATCAGCTTTTACCACTTAACCACACCTGAAGTTGGTTTATTCCTAAATTTGTCATATAAAATAACTATCCTAGACTTATAGGAGGTTGAAAATGGAAACATTAGATCAATACTCTGCAAGACAGGGCTTTAAGACAGGGCAATTTGCTTCTAAAAGATATATTCTTAAAGATCCAGAAGCTAGAGAAATATTTTTAAAAATAGCTAAAGAAGCAGAGGAAAAATATATTTCTGATACTGTAGCAGCTCAATATCTGCAAAAAAACTATAAACAATTTGAACATTTACATTACAACACTATAAGGAGATATTTTAGAGATTACAGATCAGGAGATATTCCTAATGAGTAATTTAGAGGAATTTGCTAAAACAGTTAAAGATAGAAATCCTAGAACATCTAAAAAGAAAGTAGTTCATCCTAAAGGCTTTGAGCCATCAATATCTTATTCTGAAAAGACTAAATCTGGAGAGATAGTATCAGCTCCACAAAAAGAAAATAAGATTGATTGGAAAGAACAATTAGAAAGCTATTTTGGTGCAGATGCTAAGAATTATAAAGTTTTACAAGATACTGCAGAGATAAGATTCTGGGATTCTAATGTTGGTAATGGATCTATAGAAAGATTATATTATTTTAAAGCAAAGATTGTATCTAATAAGGCTTATATGCCTGATGATGATTTTAAAAAGCTCTTAAATGCAGCTAAAAAGAAAAAGCCTACACCTAAGAAAAAGCCAACAAAAGACACTAAAACATTTTGTATAGCTTTATCTGATTGGCAAATAGGTAAAGAGGGAACAGAAGCAACTATTGAAAGATGGATGGACTCAATACCTAAGATAAAAGAACAGATTAAAACATTAAGAAAATCTGAAACAATAGATCAGTTATTTATTGCAGGACTTGGAGATATTGTTGAGGGTTGTACAGGGTTTTATGCACAGCAAGAATTTACAGTTGAGTTAGATTATAGACAACAGCAGAAAGTAGCTAGGAGAATGGCTTATACAGCTTTAAAAGAGCTTGTGCCAATGTTTGACAAGACTGTGGTAAGTTTTATTGCAGGAAATCATGGAGAGCCTAGAAACTCTGGTAAGAGCTTTACAACATTCTCAGATAACAGAGATATTATGCTTGGAGAGGAATTAGCAGAGATATTTAAAGAAGCTCCTGCATATAAAGACAAAATAGACTTTATTATGCCAGATTCCTTATCTATAACCTTAGATATATCAGATACAGTTGTAACTCTGGTGCATGGGCATCAGATGAGAGGTGGAGGTAATCCACAAGCAAAAGCAAGAACTTGGTTAGCTAATCAATCTTTAGCTAGATCTGAAATAGCTGATTCTGATCTCTTACTTATGGGGCATTATCACTTCTTTTCTGCTTATGAATCAGATGGAAAAAGATTAATACTTCAAGCTCCTAGCTTAGATTCTGGATCTGAATGGTTTGATAATACTAATGGAGGCAGAAACTCTGCAGGAGTTCTTACTCTTGTAATTGGTGGCTCAGAAAAATGGAGTAATATTAGAGTTATAAGGTAACTTATGAAACAAATAACAAGAGAACAATGGGGAGCAAAGCCTCCTAAAAATGCTTACTCTACAAATATAGATATTAAAGGACTAGCAGTTCATTACTCTGCTATGGCAGCTCCTAAAAATGAAGTAGAGGAAATACAACAATTAAAAAATATTCAAAAGTTTCATCAAGTAGATAGAGGATGGAATGATATTGCTTATAGTTTCTTGGTTGGAGATTCAGGAAATCTTTATGTAGGTAGAGGGTTTGGAAATAGACCTGCATCACAGGGAACTAATGATGGTAATAAGCAATATTATTCTGTGTGTTGGCTAGGAGGAGAAAATGATACACCTAGCAACAAAGCACTAAAAACAATAAAAGAATTATGGAAAGAAATAGGAGGAGAGCTTAAGCCTCATAGTGAGTTCAAAGCTACCAATTGCCCAGATGATTTTTTAAGAGAGTGGATTATAAAAGTACAAGAGCCTGTAGATAATAAACAAAAAGATCATGTTGTATTAGCAGATCCAATTAAAAAAGATTTAGATGAAATTAAAGATGAAATAAAACATTTACAAGCTGAAATAAAAGCTCTTAGGCAGACTTGGATTCTAAAAGGTTTCAAAGCTGAATAAATAACAATGATTATAAAATGTCATTCCTGTATGGAAAAATTAGAATTAATTAATAAGGCTTTTGTTTGCATCAATAAAAAGTGCATACAATTTAAGAAAGTACAAACAAAAATATCAGAGGAGGAATAGTATGTCTGATGAATTAAAAGATATGTTAGAGAGAGCAGGATGGACTTTTGTTCAGGCTTTTCTAGGAGCTTTAACTATTAGCCCAATTGTTGGAGTTGATGCTTCAGGATTACAGATTGCATTTATTGCAGGTGGATCTGCAGCATTATCTGTAATAAAGACTTATGCAAAGAAAAAAATAAGTTAGACTTATAGAGAGGGATCAAGCAATTGATTTCCTTTTAGTTACAAGTAGCATAAAAAAAGAGGAGATTTGTATCTCCTCTTTTTTGTTGAACAGGTGGAGGTTGATTAGGACTGCATACACTTAGGGGAGTATATGAAAAGCTCTACCTGTTCTTTATTAACTATAACAAAGCTCTGGAACAAATAATAATTTTTTAATCTTTCTCATAAATTTGTCATTGTTGTAGTTTATTATGTACAACACAAGCAAACTTGCTCTGTAGCTTTTAGAGAGAGTTAGTTGATTAGGAATCAAGATCAGAGGATTAGCTACACCTCAAAAGAACTAGGGTTAAAGCCTATTATTCCACAATGTTAAATGCTACTAAATTTAGGCATTCTGGTTTTTGGGAGGGAGTGGCACAGGGTTAGTTCCACCTATAACAATAACCAACACAGTTGTTAAAATTAGCTCAAGCCTAGTAAAAGGGCTTGAGCTTATTAATTCAAACTTTCTACTTTTAATGCTTGACAATGAGACAATAAAATGAGACAATTATAAAAGTATAAGTTGATTAGGAGGTATAAATGTTTTATATAACATTATTTCTAACAGCTCTTGGCTTATTTACTTTAATAGGTGGATTAGCTTATATGAGCTTGGTTATTGAGGAAAAGTTAATAAATAAAAATTATGACTTTGAATCTAGATTACTTAATGGAGAGATCCTTAGTAAGGATAACATTTTCTAATGTATCCAGAGATTAGACAAAATAAACACACTTGGAATTATAGATTTCTTTATTGGAATAAAGATAATCCAGAAGTTTATGATTACTCTATAAATACAAATCAGGGCTTTCAAGTTGCTGAATCTGCAGCTTGGGGAAATTGCACTTTTGATGGGTGCAACAATATGAAATATATAGGAAAAAAGAAAGTAGGAGGTTGATAATGGCAGCAAAATTCTTAGAGGATTATGTTGGAGTTGATGACTTAATTAAACAAATGAATGAACAATATCCAGAGGGTAGATTAGTTAGTGAGATAGTTGAGAAAACAGATAAGATGGTTGTTTTTAAAACTAGCTTCTATACAAAAGATAATGTTTCTCCAAAATGCACAGGGCATGGGAGCAAATACTCTACTGAGGATCATTGGCTAGAAAAAGCAGAACAGAAATCAAGAGGTAGATGCCTTAGGGTTTTACTTGGCTCAGAGCCAACTGCTGAGGAGATGGAGGGAATTGTTCCTAGTAAAACAACAGCTCCTAATAAAAAATCTTTAGATGAAAAAGTTAAAGACTTAGAGTCTGAGGGATTAGTTGAGGATATATCTATGAAAGCTCAAGCAGTAATGGATAATATTAAAGACTTTGCTATGGAGATAACTAATCAAGATCTTGATTTAGCCAGAAACTATACTGCACAAGCTCTTGGCTCAATGGGTATAAGTAAAACAGAAGTATCTATAAATAACTTGCAATCTGTAAAAAATAAGATTCAAGATATTGCAACAATGGCAAGAGCAGAAATTGATAAGGGGGAATAAATGCTTGGTATATTTGGCAGGAATAAGCCTCTTTCTACTTTTGAAATTATCTCTTTGGAAAAGAATATCTCAGAAGCTAAAAAGATTAGATATATTTTAGAAGTGGAGGGCTTTATCTGTTCATTAGATCCAGAGTTCTCTGCTTCTGGAAACTTAAGAAAAGTA